CATCCCGACGAGGATCTTGACCGGGATTTCGACCGATGCCGCGAAGTTCTGCAGTGGTGCCGCATAGAAGTGCTCAGGGCTTGGCAGGGTCACGCCAAGGGTTTTCGCCGTCATGCCTTGCAGCATCAACAGCTTGTCAAAGCCCTTTTGCCAGTCCTCAACGCCCTCGTTCAGCGCCTCGACAACCTCGTCTTCGCTGACGCCCATAGCCTGCGCCATTTCGGATAGGCGGGCTTCCTTGTCGACCTCCAGCACCGGCGCGGACTTGGCGTTTTTCCAGAACCCCTCGCCCCCGGCTCCGGTGATCTTCTCGATGCTCAGAAGATCATTATACCCCGGCTCCAAGGCGCTGCGGTCGTGAACGTCGCCGGTCTCGGACCAGACAATGACGCGATCCGGGTGGACCTCGAACGAGCGATTGCGGCCCTGCGCCTGCGATCCGACTTGCGCCTCGTTGAAGTTGAACATCTTCGGATGTCCGTAGGTCTCGGACTGTTCGTCGTCGTCCCACTCTGCGACCTGCAGCTGCCCTTCCCACGCGGGGATCACGTCGACCAGACCTTCAAGCCCACCGGGCACGCGGTCAACCGGCTCCTTGAATCGCTTGCTGTCTGCAAAGCGCAGGATCAGCCCGGAATACTTGCCGACCATGCCGCGTTTGTCCGCGTCTGCAATGCGCTGCCAAAGCCGGATGGCGTCGAAACGCTTGCGAATATCCGCCTCTAGCTTGGTTTCCTCGTCGCCTTCCTCCATCACCTCACGCAGAAGCGGGTAAGTCTCCCATGTCTTGCGGGCTGTTTTCTTGACCGCCGCGCGGGCAATGCTGTTGCGGCAGTACATGTCGTAAAGCTGCTCGAACGTGATCTCTGTGGGCCAGCCAAAGTCGGTGTAATGGTTGTGCTTTGTGCCTGCGAAATAGCCCGGAAACATCACGTCCAAGCGGCGTGTCGCGTTGGCGATCATGTTCGCCAGCATGTTCTTCGGATGTACCGTCATCGTGGTTTTTTCCTTCGGAACATTTGGGCTTGTACGCCTACGTCAATCACCGGCCAGAACGCCATCACCACCGCGTCGGCCAGGTTCGGGGACCGCGTGCCGGGTGGCGACTTGTCCACCGTCAGCTTGAGCGCCCCGGTTGTTCGGCTGGCCGTTGCCTGTCCAAGTTCTTTTTGCAGTTGCCGCAGTTTCGGCAGCGTTGATGGCAAACTGATCAGGTCTTCCGCCGGATACTCGATGCCTTCGTGGACCGCTCGATAGGTCCGCTCAAATCGGCGGCGCAACTGCCACCAGCCCTGCGCCTTGAGGTTGGCGTAGAAATCCTTGTTGATCGGCGTGTTCCGATCCTTCGGGTCGATATGCGCGTCCGGGTTCAGAACCCCGGCACCAGCCGACCACGGCACGAAGGTGATGCCCTGCGGCAATTCCCCAACCGACTTGAGCCGGTTTGCCTCGGCCTTGACCCCCGCCCCGACGCCCACACTGTCGTACTGGACCTCAACCGGCCCGATGCCTGACACGCCTTGAACCGCGCGCCGTGCCGTTTGTCCCGTGTCGCCTTCTGCCCAATCTTCGACCGATTGCAGCACCGGCCCCTTGCGAAGCGCCAGAGCGTTCCGGTCTCCGCCTTCGTCGGCCACGTCCAGACCGGCGATGTTGGCACCCTCGGCATCAAAGCCCAGCTTCACATGCGCGTCGATAGCAGCCGTTACCCAGTCCGCTGGGATGATCACGCCGTCGACGGACGCCGCGTAGTTTCGGTCAACTTCCTGCGCGAACACATGCAGCAGGCCGTCCGCTTCGGCCTTCTTGCGCCGCGCATGATACCACTCGTCCGTCTTGGCCGGGTGATCTCGCCAGTCCATCACAAACACGTTGGTGACGCCCTTGTGAGCATCGCCTTCGGTCCATTCGATCCCGGCTTCCCTGCGCCGGTGAAACACGTTGCCCAGCCCGTTCACGCTGGAGATGTCGATCTGCACGCGAGTGTTGTCCGCCAGTGCGGCCTCGATCTTCTCGGGTCGCTCGTAGTGGGCGCTTTCGTCCTTGAAGTAGATCAGCTTCCGTCCGCCGCGGCCGATGTTGTCCCCGGCCTCGCCTGTGATTGTCGCGCCTGTCTGCGGGTTGACGATCCGCATGTACGTCATGTGGTCCTGCTCTGAAAAACCGTCAGGCCAGAACTCGCGCGGCATTCCGCGAATGAGCATCCGCATTTTCTCAAAGATGCTGTCCGGGTCGCCGATCTTGTCGACCAACTGCTCTTTGCGTGACCCCCAACCGACTGCGGCCCCATCCCAGAACCGCCAGAGCCAGACCGAGACCGCGCAACAGACCCACGTCGCGCCCATGTCTCGGGCCTTTTCCATCAGGCCGTTTTCTTCGCCCCTGAGCATTGCCAAGATGAACTCGACCATCTCCGCTTGCCGCTCGAACATGATGAACGGCATTTTGGCTGGCGTTGCCTTGCCTGCGTTGCGCGGGTCGTAGGTGTCCAGCCAGTGATTGATGAACTCGACCGGGTGGCTGCGGTAAAACTCGATTGCCCCGGCCATGATAACCGGGTCAGAGCGCATCCTGAGAAGCTGCTGTTGACGCCACGCCCAGACAGGCACGTACTCCGGTGGCCAGTTATCCCTCGTCCGGGTTGAGGGTGGCCGCATATGCCTCTGCCGCCTCCTGCGGCGTCATGTCGTTGGTGACAGTGCGGATCGGCCCGCCGTTGGGGCCGCTGTGTTCGCGCTTGTCAGCAAGGCCAAGGTCGCGGGCAATCAGGCTGGGGTTCAGCATGTCCGCCGCAGCTCCGGTGAACTTCTGATCGTAAATGATCTGATCAACCGCCGCGATGATGTCCTTGAGGTCGTCGCGCTCGTCCCGCCATCGGTGCCACGCGGAAAAGTGGATGCCCAGAAAGTTGGACAGGGCATAGACCGTCATGGCCCGCATTTTCGGGATCTCGACCATGACAACCGCGCCGCCGACGTTCATCGGCTTGGCCTCAATCAGCGGGTTATCCTCGACCCACTGGAAGTATTCGAGACACGCGGCCCAAAGTTCCTCCGGCCCCTCGAACTTGCGCGGTCGACCAAGCTCGCCATGCTGCCAGAAGCGATTGCCTGAGGTGAAGCGGCCCTGCTCGTTGCGGCCTTCTGCGGGATCGGTCATGTCGATCCTCCAATGAAATCCACGCCACCCACATTCCGGCCTATTCTTGCCTCACGGCACCGACGCGACCGGTTGACGCTTTGCGCATGTTGGGCTTTGACCGCTGGCTTGGGTTGCGGCTGAGGAGTGCGTCGGATGAAATGCTTGCGCACCGCACAAGGCCGTAACCCTTGCGGCGCTGTCCCCTTTTGCGGCGGGTTGTGCGCTATACTGACCGGCTCGGCTAAGTCAGACGCACGTTCCGTTTGCCCGTGCATACCACACCTAGTCATCACGCGCAACATATCGCTCCAGCGTGTCGACGCGGGCCGACCCCTTGACGCCGGTTAACATCTCGAACCACGCGATTCCGCCCTTGATCGTGCGCACGTCGACCACCGCCCCGGCGAATGGCCCCTCGGTGATGACCGCTTGTTCTGCCTCGCGCACCATCAGCAATTCGCGCCTCGCTTGCTCGATCTTTTCGGCCTCGGTCGGAAGCCCCATTACCGCGGCGATTGTGTCCTTCGGGATGGCGATTGGCACGGTCCCCCATGACACGACGCCTGTGATGATCCGGCGGCGCTTGAGCACGTCCCAATGCGGCTGGTGCTTGAACTTCGCGTAAACGATCTGCGACACCACAGGGTATTTTCGGGTGACGTGCTTGCCGCGAATGGTCCAGGTTCTTTCGCGCTCCGGGTAGCAGGCGTGGATGCCCTTCGCCTTAAGCATCTCTCGCGCAATGTGTTCCCGCTGGGGTGGCGTGTTGAGTGCGAACCACGTCGGCTTGTCGAGCGGCTCTCCGACGATGGTGCGCTGGTACTCGAATGGCACGATCTGCCCGATCTTGTATTCTTTCACCTGACTGCCCTCTATGTGTTTTCCTGTGTCACCCCTGCGGCGTGGTTGACTTGGCGCTCAGTGGCGCTGTGTGTGGCGCTACGGGCTATCCCTGCGGA